AACGCTTGTGGAGGTTCATCTATTATTACACATAATGATATTAAAACTCGAGCATTATTATTAAGTGAAAAAACTAATTTAGAAATAAAATACAATGAAATAAATATAGATGAAATGGATTATTATGATAATGCGGGTGATTTAATTTCAGATTACTATGAAATGAGAGATAAAGTAGAACCAGTTGTAAAAGAGTCAAAAAATATATTAGAATTTTTATGTAATAAAAAAGATAAACAAATAATAAATAATGAAATAAAAATAGCAAACAAAGCAAATTTATTTGAAAAATATTGTCAAAGAATAGATGGAATTAGAATTGTTAAAGATAATGGTTCAAATAGAATAAAATATTGTATTGAATGTAATATTGAAAAAATTTTAGATATGTCAGAAAGTGCTTATATTTGTCCTTGTTGTGGCGATAGTGAAATGATAATATTAGATGAAGATAGGCAAATTAAAGATTATAGTCCTTATAAACGATTAAATCATTTTAGAGAGTGGCTTAATCAATTTCAAGCAAAACAAAGTCCTGATATACCTGAACAATTATTTATAGATATTGTTAAAGAGTTAAATAAAAATAGAATAACAGATTTATCTATTTTAAATAAAAAGAAAATGAAAATAATATTAAAAAAATTAAATTATAATAATTTTTATGAACATGTTACTTATATTATAAATAAATTAAATAATTTACCACCACCTAAAATAACACGTGATATGGAAAAATTATTTATATCAATGTTTTATAAAACACAGGAACCATGGGAAATGTTTAAATCATCAAAAAGAAAAAACTTTTTATCATATTCATATGTGCTTCATAAGTTTTGTGAATTATTAGAGTTAGACCATTTATATGAATGTTTTCCATTACATAAAGATCCTGATAAAATTATGGAGAATGACCAAATATGGGAAAAAATATGTAAATATCTTAAATGGGAATATATTAGTTCATTTAAATAATATAAAAAATAAAACCTAATTTAATTTAATTAATGATATATATTGTAAATAATATTTCAATAATACTATTATTTAGTGGTATTATATTTATGAGTATCTATTTAACTAAAGCAACTTCTAATAATTATCAAACAACTAATGAAATATTATTACAACAACAAAACCGTTATAATAAACCAATAAATAATGATACAATATATGATATTAAACCAAGTAAAGTATATAAAAAAATGTTTTTAAATCCATCAATTGGTTTTGGTTATAATGAGTTTGATGAAAAAGATGTAACAGATAAAATTTATGTTAAAACTGTTAAATAAATTGTTATAAAGAAAAATTTTATTATTAAAATAATAAAATGTCAAAATCAGACTATTTAACAGAAGATGCATTTTTACCATCTGGTCAAAAATATATTTGTATGAGTTTTTTAACTAATAAACTTGGTGCAGAGGATACGGATGTTAAAACTACATTATCTGGTATTAAAATTAGAGGTGCATTTGAAACATATGAAGCTGCATGCGAACATGCAAAGACAGTGCAATCTATCGACCCATATTTTAATGTATTTGTTGGTGAAATGGGTAAATGGTTGCCATTTGATCCAAATCCAGATTCTGAGGCGGTTAAGGATTCACAATATGCAAATGATGAATTAAATAATATGATGAAGACATATATGGAAAATCAGGAAAAAGCTAAGATTTATCATGAGCAACGTAAACAGGAAATGGTTCGAACAACAATTTTAGATAATTTACAATCACGAAAAGATACTTTGTCTGATTTGGAAAAGGATTTAGATAAGGCGCAATTGGAAGATAATAAGGATGAAGTATTATCTATTGAACAGAGTATGAAAGCATTAGCAGAACAGATTAAAACAATGGAAGACCGTAAGACAGAATTAGATGAACAAATTGATAATTTAAATAATCAAATTAAGTCATTTAAACCCTTAACAAATGAGAAATAATTATATCTAATAAAATAATTATTATTTTTAATTATAAAATAATAATTATTATTTAATTTTATCAACTTTTATACGGATAGCACTTCTATTTTTATTAACTAAATCTATTGGATTAAATACTTCTAATTTTTTATTCCATTCATCATCATATGCTTTTTTATGAAATCTATGAAATTTATTACATCCAATTTTAAATGTGGGGACTTTTTTAGCTTTATACCAAAATACTTTATCTGTTAAATTTTTTGAATGTACTCTATTATCGATAACCATAATACCATAATTATCAGTAATATCAGTAAATACTTGTTGAAAAATATCAAATGAAGGAAACATTCCTGCATAGTGGTCATATAATCTTTTACGATTAGATATTGTATCTTCAGCTAATAAAAAAACATAATCAAAATTAGATCTCATTTCAGGAGGAATACCAACAGAATATTGCATAGTTAATATAAATGATAAATGATGATGACGTCCATTAAAAAATAATTCTAAAATATTTGGGTCTTTTAACCATGTTCCTTTTGAACTCATACAGTCATCCATTATTAACATTAAAGAATCATCCTTTGGTTTTTTATTATTTTTGATTCTAATTTTATTATCTTCATTAATAAGTGCTTGTCTTTCATATATACGTGTTAATATATCACTATTATATTCTGGATAGATATAACTATCAGGTATAAATTCGGAATAAAATGAATTTAGTGTTTCAGTTCTACTAATTGCAATTCCTGCTGCTATACTATGTCTTTTTTGAAACATAATTTCACGAGTTAAAAATGACTTTCCTGTAGCGCGTTTGGCAATCATTGCAATAGTGCAATGATCAACCATTTCATTAATTTTAAATTGTTTTATGGGTAATCTAGTTGCACCAAAACTAACTTCTTTAACAGTCATATTACTATTACTAACATTTTTTTATAATACATTTTTATATTTACAAATATTAATCTGATTAAAAGTCAGGTAAATTAGTATATATTTGTTGTTCACCAAAAGATTTATTTACATTCCCGTAAGTATGTCTTAGTTTTTCAAATGGTGCAGTATCTAATGTTTGTCTTGTAGGACTACCTATTTCAGCATTTGGTTTAATACTATTAATAAATGATAGAGATATTTCATTATTAGTATTAGTTTTCATAATTAGTTCAGGAATATTAATAAGTAATCCAATAATTGCGCTTATTAATAGTGGAAATTTATATTTATCAAAAAAATCAACTCTTGTTTTATTATATTTTTTATCATCCATTTGTTGAATCCATACAGTGATACTAAATACTCCTATAATTATTCCTAATTGTTTTATAATTAATTTCATTAAAATAATAAAGAAAAAAATATAATATAACAATTTTTAAACATAAATATCTAATTTATTATAATATGTCATATATAAAACAATGTCATTTATCTCATACACAAAGATTAATTAAATATATATTAATGAGTTTAATTATTATAATTGCAATAAAATATATACCAGATACTAAAATACAACAAAAAGAAATAATAATGATTGGTATAACATCATCTATCGTATTTGCAATTTTAGATATGATATCGCCATCTATTAAAATTTATAAAATGAATTCTTCATCAGATAAAAGTAAAGTGATTGTTGAATAATATTTAAAATTGCATATATTTATTAAAAAACTTTTTATCATCTGGCTTATCTAATGCATCTGTTTTATTGTTTTGAACCATATTAAAATTGGAAAAGATTTCTTGATATTTATTTGTATCTTCTTGAGTATAATTTAAACTAGTATGTAAGTCTGACTCATTAGTAGGTTCTTTAAAATCTAAATATTTTTTATTATTAGATCCTGTATTTTGATCTTTATTTTTATTATATAATACTTGTTTAATTTTATCATCTACTGTAATTGATTGTTCTTTATTATCAAGCTTATTTAATGATTTAAATATATCTACTGAATCAGAATTGGAATCTAATTTCTCATTTACATATGTATCAGAAGTGTCTAATTTATGATTGTCTTGTGTTTTATGTATTTCTGGTTTGTCAAGTATATTAAAAATTTTAGTTCTAATAGTTTGTTCAGGATCGGTTGTTTGTTTATCTTTATTATAATTTTCATTTAATTCAGTGCCATGATAACTTAATGCAAGTTGTTTATCTTCTAAATCTTTTTTTATCATTTTAGGTAAATTTTTTTCTTCTGCATCTGTTAATACTTTTTCAAACTCATCATTTACATTATTAAAATCAATATCTTCACCTAAATAAATTTTTAATATATGTCTTACTGGAATTAATTTTCTAATTGCTTCACGTATACAATCTTTAATAATTGATAAACATTGTCTTTGATTGCGTTTAATTTCTAATGGTGGATAATTATGAAATAATAAATCTGGATTATTCCATAATTCTCTTGCGCATTCACAATACACTTTATGAATAAAATCAGTTATATTAATATTTTGATAAAATGAATGATCTATTTTTGTTTGTGTTTTAACTGTGGGATTATATATTAATATAACTAAATTTGCTTTAATAGTTGCTTTAACTAAATCATTTAACCATCCATAACTTTGGGTTGAATTAGTAATACGAGATGCTTCTTTATTAATTAATTCATTATTCCATTTTGGTATTCTTTTTAAAAATGACTGAAATATTTTAAGAACATTATCGGCATTTGATATATTAAGTGCCTCAATATAAATTGATTGAATACCTTCAAATATTAATGGTGTTAAAATATTAACAAGATGAATAGTGTATTCATTTTTTGTTTCAACTAAAAAATTTAACATATATTATAATCAGATAGATAATTTTTATAATATAATATATGTTAAATCATTTTTATAAATTACAAGTATTATTTAATGAGTTCCCGCCACGTTGAGATAAGTAGGATGACTCGTCTTGTGTAATACATAAGCATCCGCTTTTATCACCTCCTGAACAGAAAAGGTTTGATCCAATATAATTACTTAATTGTTCTTCGGGAATAGTGCGTTCATATAATTCTTCAGGAAGAGGCCATTGAGCAAATTTACAACATTGTTTAGAACACATATTTTGGTCTATTTTATTACTGCTTTCACTTGTAAAGTCTGCTAAATTTTCTTTAACATTTTTATTAGTGAATACCCATAAAACAATAATACCAAATACTATAAATAAAAGTAAATTATTATTTAATTCAAAAACCATTATATATATATTATTATAGATATTATATATTATTTTTTCTAAATAATATATAATGTCAATAATAAATAAAATAATTAAAAATAAAGAAACTAAAAGTAAAGAAATACAAAAATTATTAGATCCTAAAAAAAAATTTACTATTGATTTTAATAAGAATAGGAAAGATACTAAAACGCAAATAAAAATTTTAGATAATAAAAAATTATTATTAATAGGGGACTATCATTTTTTTGGAATTTATCAAACTACTACTAAATTATGGATATGGGCATCATCAATACCAGGCGTTAGTGTATCGCAAATAAAATATATAAGTAAACTAAAAAAATTTAATCATTTATTTGAAAATAATAATTCTGATAAAATTAATTTTTATTATCAACTATTAACGCAAGATACTGTTTATATAGATAATAACCAACAATTAGAATGGATAATTGATTTAATTTTATATTTATCAGATGATATATGGTGTTTTACACCAATGATTGATACAAATATACAATTTATAACTATATCTAAAATTAATGAAAAATATATATAATATTAATCAGTATTTTTAAGTTGTTTAGTAATTCTTTTTTTATCTTTGGATGTTAATACAGTAAAATCAATTGTTTTATCAATTTTTAAACATAATTCAATTTCTTTTATGGTAATATCTTTATTATATCCATTTAAAATAGTAATTAATTTATTTTCATTTTTGGTTTGTATTAAATGATTACAAATTTTATTAATTAACAAAATTTCTTGATTAGATTTATTATTAATAATTTTTGATAAATTATTAATATTTTTTCTATTTATATTTTTTAAAGATGTTTTATTAAGATCGCTACTAAATTTAATATCTTTATGTGTAATTTTATAAGGAGTATTTGTTTTATTAATCCAAAAAGAAGTATTTATACATGTATAAAATCCGTGTATATTTTGTAAATACCAATTTTGGTCAGTGTAAATACTTGTTTCAATATTATCACCTCTTGAAATAGAATCAGATACTTTAATAATATTAAAAATAATATTATCCCATGAATCTTTTGTTTTGCATAATATTTTTTTTAAATAATTTTCATGTATCATTAATGGTAATAATACTTTTTCTGATTCATATAACTTAATAGTTGTCTCATAATCCAAACAATTATTTAAAATACGTTCTGTTGAATCAAATAATCCAATATCAATATTTTTTTCTCTAGATTTATTAATAAATTCATCTATATTTTTTTCAGTAATTACATTATTTTTAATATGAAATGATAATTCTTGTAATAAATTAATAAGGCGTCTAATATCATTTTGTGCAAAATTAATTAATTTTTTTATATAAGTATCTGATTCAAAATATAGTTTTTCATTAGTGCAAATATATTTAATAAATGTTATTAGTTCATCTGTAGTAGGATGAGTAAAAACAATTTCATTACATGCTTTTTTTAAATCATTTAATAATTTGGAATGCTGATTATTTGATATAAAAATAAGAGGAAAACTTTTTAATTTATTATTTTCTTTATAAATATCTAAAATATATTTTTTTTCACTTGTTAATGTAATATTTTCAGTCTCATCAAATATTAATGCTATTTTTTTATTTTTATTAGCACTGAATTGTATTTTAGAATAAATAGAATTTGTAAAATTATAATAATCATTAAAATCGTCATATATTCGGTGGTCTTTAATTTGATTAGGATTTATAATTCTAGGAATATATCCAAGATTATCTAATATTAATGAAACAGTTAGAGTTTTACCAAGACCTTGATTACCAGAAATAATGATTCCATAATTAGATTTATTAGAATTATAACTATCACTCTCCAAAGGTATTCCCAGATTTAATAACCAATTTTTAAAATTATTAATTTGTTGTTTATTCCCAATAATTTGTTCTTCAGTATGGGGTTTATATTTATTTATCCATAAATCATTATTTTTTATATTTTTAGATAAATTATTCATTAAATCAATATAAAATTTAAACTTTATAATATAATCAATTTAAAAAAGTTTAAAAATTAATTATAAAAAAAAATTTCTAATTATATATATATAAAGTATGGAAAATCGTAATCGCTCAGAACGTAAATCATCTAGTAATACTGGTAATATTGAACAAGAAGTTCAGAATTTATTTTATAAAAATATAACACCCTCTCGCGATACATTTACAAAATTATTACAAAAATATGGCGATTCAGGTGTAGTAGATAAAATATTTGAGGCATATAATGAAAAACATCATCACATTGTAAAGAAAGCAAAAAAATTTGCGTATTTAATACGTGAAAAATATGCTAATTCAAATTACCCATATCATATATTATTAGAAAAGGCCCGTTTATATAAAGTGAAACATGGGTTAACAAATGAAGAGTTTGCTGAATTCCAGCGGATTTATGAACAAGATCTTATTGGAATAAAGTCTCCTGAAATAATGATACCTAGAAATAATATGACAAAAGCATTGGGTTCTTTAACTAATGATTTTCTAGAAGGTGATCAGAAATTTAATGATGCAGATTTTAAATATTTACAAGAAATACTAAAATTACATGCTGCATCTAAACCACTACATTCACAGGTAATTATTCAGTCTATGCAATATAAAGCGTTTGACAGTGAAGCAATGAGTGGTACATATGAGTCAAAATTAGGCCATAAACGAACAGATGCAATTCATCCAGTAATTGTTGCAATGTTTATTCCACACATTAAACAATTAGAGGATCATTTCTTATATTCTAATATTGCTGGTATTGTTAAAGCGCGTTATAATAATGAACGATTAACTAATAGGCCTGATTATGAATTATTTTATGCATTAACAAATGATCATAACGATGTAGTATGTGATTCTCACTCATCTATGCAGGATTTATTAAATCGTGCATTAGTTCAAAATCAATTATGGAATTCAGTGCTTAATTTACGAAATGGACAATACTTTACTGCGGGTTTCCGTGATTTTATTAGTTCAATTGATATATGCAGAGCTAATAAATATGATACTCCCGATTTAATATATGGACGTTATGATGGGACAATTCTCAAACGATTATTGGCAACATTTTCATTCCGTCCAACACTTGTTACTACAAGTGCACAAAAAATGCAAAATGTTATTGTTAATCCTTACCAACAGTTTATAAGACCACTGGTTACAACAGTCCCTATGATTAATATTAGATTAGAAATAAGTGATGAATCATATGATCTTGAAAAGAAAGGGCTCAAACAATCTCAGCTCTTTTTAGAAAATGGGTTTGTTTCTACGCGTGAAACAAGTGTTATTTATTCAAAAGATGTATTATTCTTTTTTATTGATCGACGTGTTAATGTTATTAGATATTCTGATATGTTACCATATAGTTTGGACCGGTTACCAACATCTGTTGCCGGTTTTGAGAATATTCATTTAAGTCCTGTAGGAATTAAAAATCAGATACACGTTAATAACACAAATGACACGTATGAACTTGTATCTGGGATTGTCGCAGATTTTACTACACTAAAAGATACTCACCATGTTACTGGTTCATCTGCCATTTTAAGACAACAAATTCCAAATGCGGCTGATAAACTATTTTTATACAGTCCTCGCAATACTAACTTAACTGTTGATTATCATGCAATAAATGATGTTAGTTCAGAGGTAGCAATTAAGACCTTAACAGAGAATTGTATTGTATTAATGTATATGCTAGTAGATGATGTAACTAAAGGAAATCTTCCATATGCCGGGCCTTACTAATATTAATCAGTCTCATATGTTGTTGTTACTGATGGTAAATTCTGTCGTGTTCCGCCGTGGACATTTATAGGCAATGGTAAAACATTTCTTGGTTCTGCAATTATTTTTAAATACTCTGTCCTCTGTGTAATTTGAGTTATTATAATTGGCACAACTTCATTTACAACTCTTAAATTTAATTCTCTGATTTGTTCTAATATATTATAAGGTAAATGTCTACCGTGTTCTAAAAATACATATCTCATTACAATAGTAAGACTTTCAGTTGTTTGATTAGATATTTTATAACTACCATTTGTTTTTTTAAACACAGCTAATATAAGTTGTTTATTAATTAATGCAATATTTTCATCAGAGAAAAATGTATTCTCAAGGTCGCCTTGTTCACATTCATTAATTCTTACTTGGTTTTTTATTATTTCTCGTCTTAATTTATTTGCCTGATTATTATCATTTAAATATGCAACTGGTAAATCGTGAAAATCAAATTTTTTTTTATTAAGTATCATTAACTTAATAAAGAAAAATATTTTTAATATTATTTAATATTATCTAAATTATAAGTTTCAAATATATGTGTTTCATCATATTTCATTGTAGCTGTCGATGAAGGTAATATTGGTTCACTAGGCGGATAAATAAATAAACTATTTTGATGAACAGTTGTTCGAGTTCCTCTATTATCTGTTATTATTGTATGATGAAAAGTTCCACCATTATTCTTCAGATAAATAACCCACTGAAATTCATCATCTCTAAATTGCCAAATAATTAATGCACCTTTTTTAAAATTAAAATTAGAAAATAAAGGTATATTTTCTCTTTCAGATTTAAGTAATGGGGTGCCTACTCTATTATGTAAATATTCACTAAAGTGGCTTAGTATAAATGAGTCTATATTAGGATTTGCATCATTACTAATATTATTTATAAGAGTTGTTATATTCGGTTGTATTGTTTTGTCATTATTAAAAGTATTAGTATTCATAATATCTTTAAATTGATTAAATATAAGTGTTTCAATTACATATGGAGTGCATATAGCCAATGATGTTTTATCTTTATATAATTCACCATATATTTTATAATATTTTAAATCTTTGGTTGGATCTACTATTGCTACTGTTGATCCGGTTGTCCCGGTTGTTCCAACAGATGCACCCGGATTTGCGGCATTAAATGCAGCATTAGCAATATGTGTAACTATATTAATATTTTTGTTTTTTTGTGCTTCTGCTCCAGCTTTAAATGCTGCTGATATAATAGGAATTAAATCAGAAGTTACAGGTTGCACTATAGGAGATGTTGCACTTATTTCAATTGGCATATTTGCAGGGTTTACGTCTGCAAATGTAGTATCTATTAATAATACAAATCCATAATTTGGTATATAATAATCTATACCATCTACTTTATAAATCCATGAACCAATACTATTTTGATTTATATTAACATCTTTAATATAAATATTATTTAAACTTAAGTGTGTAATATATATTTTACTTTTTTGTAATACAGACATTGCATATACAAGTTGAAATAATACAGATCTCCAAACTTTATCTGAATGATGTCCGGTTGAAGTCATTTTTTTAATTGAACCATATGATTCATATTGCGGTGTAAACCATTCTTTAAAACTAGTAGTAGGTGCTTCTGTTAATAATATCAATGATTGCCCTGAATTTTGCGTTATATCAAGATAACCATTTGTTGCAATTTTAGTAATATCTAAATTATAATCTTTATTTTTATTATATGAATACATAGACTGTAATGATGGTAAATAACTAGTTTTTTCAACTACTTTATGTTGACTATTTAGTACCTGATTACCTGTAGATGTCATAACTTCTCCTCCATTTTTTTGTTTTAATTCTTTTAATTTTTCCCAATTAATATGTGATTCGTCATCTATTTTATATAAAATTGGTGTAATAAAATTTGGTGAAACTGCTTTATTAATTATTTGTTTTGCCCATTGATAATAATCAAGTTCTCTCCACATATCAAAATTATGACGTGTTATATTATTATCGAGTGTATCTAATAATAAATCACCCACACTCATCATATATATACGAATATTTATACCCATTGCATTTTTAGATAATTTAATTGTACGACTTTTTGTATCAAATCTGACAGGATATGCAGCACTATATAATAAAAAGTCATTTGGTAAATTAGTATATTGATATTGGTATTTTGTATATGGATTTACATTCAATAATTTAATATAAGATAATAATGAATTATTTCCTCCAGTTATATTCATTGTTTCTCCATCATGTTTATGTAATAATGAATTACGTAAAAATGTGATTATTTGACATCTATCACTAACTGTTGTTGATGTAAGTGCATTTATTTCACCTGGTAATGTATCTTCATACACGTTACTAATAGTTGTATGATTTACTAATGGACTACTTAAACTAATATTATATACTTTTTGAAGAGGCGGTTGACTTATCATTTTTGTATAAGGTAATAAATTATGAGGTATACCTTCAACATCATGTAATGGTATATATGCAGGTGGCATTTGTGTTTTTGAAGATGTTGACTTTCGCGATGTATCATATAGTTTTTGTTCTAAAATAACTGGAGGTTCTTTAGTCTGTTCCTCATCATTTCTACTTTTCCGTATGCGTTTTTCATCATTTGACGAATATGGTGTATATTTTTCTTTTTTATAATTTACAGATTGAATCATATTTGAGGATGATTGTAATATGGGTTCTCCTCCCGACATATTATATTGTGTTTTTATAGAATGTTCATTGGGATACACTCTTCGAGTGTCTCCTAATCTAGCTGAAGAAAAAGTTTTGACTTTTTCTCCAGGTTTATTTATCATCTGCGATGATAAATCTAGCTTATCAAGCTTTGCTTGATAAGGTTCATTATATTTGTGGGCATTTCCACCAGACATAGTATTTAATCTACGTAATTTAACTATATCATGTGTTTCTGTATGAATAGTACGCGTATCTGTCATATTTGAATCTGTGTGTTTGGTTTTTGGTGTCATTATATTATAATTAGATATTAAATTATCTTGATGGCCTAATACTGAATAATTATCAGAATGTAAAACTGTTTTATATTGATACATTCCTGTAAAATAATTATGTGATATTATACGTGTATCACCAACCACTTGATCAGGAACTTTTTTAAATTCATCAAAATATGTATCGTTTAATAAATCTATAGGTGATATTATATTATAATTTTTATTAAATTTATTATTAACTATTTTAATACTTTCTTTTGTAGAATCAGTAGATGTATTTGTTTTATCATATCTTAAATGAGGTGGAATAATTTTATTAAGAAATTCTATTGTTTCTCTATTACATTTTGCTTCATCTTCTAATTCTGTTTTTATAATATGTATAAAATCATTCAAAAATATATAAATATCATAATATGGATTTGGTTGATCTGCAAATTTAATATTTGGATTATTTATATTAAATAAACCTATACCAGCTTTGCGGTACAATGAACCATATGTATTAGGTATAGTTGTATTTTCAAAATTAGTTATTTTAATATCAAATCCTATATTAGGTATATAAAATTTTTCATTAGATTTTTTATTAAAATTATTATATATATTATATTGATTATTTTTTTTTTTTAAATATATTACTATATTCTTAAGAAGTAAATTATTATGTCTAAATCCTGGATATGCAGTTTGTAATACTGCAAGTGTATGTATAACTTGAAATATTAAACCTTTATGTGAACATTTATTTTTACTTAAATAATCTTCTAAAATCATAATTTTAAAAAATTGTTCTCGTAATTGTAAACAACAAATATTACTTATTTCATTATTATTTATTGCAATTTTTATTTTATCATAACAATCATCATTTTTTAATATATATTCAAAATCTGTAAATAACATATCAATATTTAAAATTGGTAATAATATATGAGTTGTTTGTTTATTCAAAACTAATTGACTTAATAAATATGATAATAAAGAATCATTATTAATTTCTGTATCTAAACTATTTATTTTAGTATCATTATATTTATAAAAAGAAATTTTAATACTTGTAGAAAAATCATTTCCATATCTTTTTAATATAATTTGTTTTGTATCATTATTAAATGATATAATTTTAAAACGTGTATTTAATATATCTATTTTATAATTATTATATATTTCTATATCTTGTTTACTATCCTTATTATTAATCAAAGGTATTTTAATATCATCAATTGATATATTTTCTATTATAATTTTTTCAAATGAAAAACAATCAGTTGTGTTTAAATTATATACAAAATCATATATTATATTTATTTTATTTTCTAAATTATATTTTTTTTGTTCCATTATTTATTAATATATATATATTAGAATTTTTATATTTATATTTCAAGAACATCATTATAATCAGATATATTATTCATATTATTTTTATGATAATTTGTAAATAAATATATTAATCTTATTATATAAGCCTCGCTATGAATATTATGTCGTGTTCCTTGACTTAATCTCTGTTCAAAAATAGATGTTATATTAATAATATTATATTTTAATTGAAGATTATTTGTTTTACTAATTAATTTTAACATTATTTTTCTTAAAATAAGTTGTGTTGATATATTTGTTATAAATAATATATAAAACTGTTCTCTTATTATTTTTATAATTTTATATAATTTTTTACTATTATCAATAGTAGCATTAATTATATTATTTATTATTGATTCTATAACTATTTCCCAATCATTTCCATATTTAATATTGTTATTATATAATTCTAATAATAATATTGCATGACTCATTTTATTATCAGAATTTTGTATAATTGTATATAAATTATTAAAATCAATTGTAATATTTTCTTTATTACATATATATAATAGTGTATCTAATATTTGTTCTCTTGAGGGCAATGGAACACGTACTAATAAACATCGCGATCTTAATGGTTCAATAATTTTAGATAATTGATCTGATATTAAAATAAATTTACATGAATTTGAATATATTTCCATTGTTCTTCTTAATGATGCTTGTGCATAATATGATAAATTATCTATTTTATTAATTATAACAACCTTAAATAATTTACGATTTTTTAAAATATTTAATAATTCTGATTTTGCATAATCCTGTATTATTTCTTGAATTAAATATTTATCAAATCCATTTGAATTTGGTTCAATTATAATATGATGTTTAGATTGTTTTATCATAATTTTTGTTTTTGTATTTGAATAACCACATACAGTATATTCAACATCTTTTAATTCAACACTATTTTTCCCAAAAATTTTTTCTAATAATTTATTAATTAAATAATCTTTACTACAACCATCTGGTCCATATACAATTAAGTGTTGAAAATTGGAATATCTTGTATATTCATTGTACTTTACAGCAGTGTAAGGTAGCTTATCAAGTGTTGTTTGATAAGGTAGCATTCTAGCTGAAGAAAAAGTTTTAACTATTTCTCCAGGTTCATTGTATTGATTTGTATGAATTATTTTACTATTTTGCTTTATGTTTTGAGATAATTTTATTTTATATATTGGTTTTGCTTTTTGAGATATTTTTTTTAAGTTAATACATTTTTGTTTACTATTTAATAATTTTAATATATTTTGATATGTTTGTTGTTGTGTATCAAAACTATCTACTAGTTTTCTTAAAATAGATGGATGACATATTATATAATTAGTATCATTATAATATTTATCTACTAAAAACATTATATTAAAATATATAAATTTCCTTAAATCAAAATATAATAAAAATTGAATATATTATAAATTCAATTATATTCATAATATATTTAAATAATATAAATGTTATTCTTATTTGATAATAATGGTATTGATTATTGGCTTCACAATAATATTAATGATTGTTGTAATTCAAGTATATCATATAATAAAAATAAGAATAAAGAATTAGAACAAGAATTAGAATTAGAATTAGAATTAGAATTAGAATTAGAATTAGAATTAAAATTAGAACTAGAAACACAGACTATTAAACAAAATAATTATAAACAAAATAATTATAAACAAAATAATTATAAACAAAATAATTATAAACAAAATAATTATAAACAAAATAATTATAAACAAAATAATTATAATTTAATAATTGATACACATACACATACTAATTATAATCCCACTAAAAAATTAGAAAAAAATATTAGTTCATTAGACAGAAAATATAATGTATCTCAAAGGACTAGCAGTAGTAATAAGAAAAAACAGTTTTCCTTATTAGGTTCTTATGAACAACCTAAATTAATTGATTTATAAAAATTGAAAAATATATAATTTCTTTTTAATTTACTATATATATAATTTTATACATATGAAAAATTTAAAGGGATTGAAATTATTACATGAAAATGTAATGTGTTCATTAGACGATATTATACAAGAAAATATAATTGCGATAAAAAAAGAATATAAAAATAATGTTAGAGAAGAAAATTATAAATTATTATTAAATATTTGCAAAGGTGAAAATTTAGATTTTAATGTATTACAGCGTAAATATTTAAAAACAAATGATTTGCCTGAAACTCAAACAAATACAACAAATGACAGTGTTGATACTGTTAGTGATACTATATTAAATAAAATAACTATTAATGGAAATGATTATTATTATGAGCACAAAGAAAATGGTATTGTTTATAATTCTGATTCAGTGCAAGTAGGTGTTTTTTCAAATGGAAAAATTGTAATATAGATTTTATAAAGTTATATTATTAATAATTTGTATTAATTTAAGTGTTCCTCGCCTAGACCATTTATATTGTTTTGTGAATTCTGTTATTTTATTACTATCTAAATCTGGTTTTTTAAAATTTTTTATAAAACCGGCTAAATCCTCATGTCCACCTAATAATTGTGAACCTAATGCATTATGCTTACATAAATATATTTGCGGAAAAGTATTAATTAATGGTGTTTTATAATTATCTTTTGTATTTGGATTAACATCAACTTGTATATGTTCTATATTGTGTTCTTTTAATAGATTACTAGCTTTTTTTGAATAAGAGCAATTTTCAAGTAATACTGCTTTTATATAATAATTATTCATTATAGAATGTTATATTTTTTATTTAAAAAGTTTTAAAGATTATTTTTTATTTTTACCTAATATTATAATAAATGGGCGGTGGATTAATTCAATTAATTACAACCGGAATACAAGATTCGCCTATTATTGGTGATCCAGAAATTACATTTTTCAAAACAGTTTATAAACAACATACATTATTTTCAATTTGTCAAACTGATAGATTTTTAGGTTCTGTAGAATTTGGCAAGGGTGGTAATAAAATAATTGAGAAAAATGGAGATTTATTATATAATAATTATTTTAAATTAGAAATTCCATATTTTGAAATTATAAAAAACACAACTGAAAAAATAACATATACTGAATACAATATCAATGAATTAAGTGTTAATTATATGAATAAAAACTGTTATGTTTTTAATATTGGCACAACCGGTGATACTGGAAATACAGGTAATACTGGCACAACTGATAATAAATGGTATATTATACCTGAACAATTATTTAAATTAGGTAATTTTTCAAAAACATTAACACAAATTAATCCGGACAAATTTATAGATGCATTATTACCTGAATATATTAATAGTACAGATTTAGGTAATAATGTTTATTATTATTCAATTGAAGATAATGTAATATCTCCTATTATTACTTTATTAAGATTAGAGTCAAATTATTGGGAACAATATTGGCTTAATATTGTTGCGACATCTAAAGAAGATATAATATTAGATTCATTACAAACACTTAAAAATAATTATAATAATTTATATGAATCAATTAGATATAGAATATATTATCTTTATTTTGAACGTAATTCTTATTACAAAAACACAGATTATTTATCATTTTATCAAAGTAGTAAATTATTAGATGGGGGGAATAATGTTATATATAAAACAGAAATAGAAAGATATATAGAATATATAAATGATTTTGATACAGCAGTTGCAACAAGTGATACTTATGAAATTGATATAATTTATAAATATTGTAGTCAAAATTTTAAAAACTTTGATGACTATAAAATGGATTATTTAAAATATACATCATTAATTATATTATTTATTTATAAATTATTATACTCTGATAATAAAGCCATATATACATTTTGGAAAAAGTATGATACATTTGAAAATAATAATATTAATGAAACTGTCAATATTAATAATGTTCATTATGAAACTGAATGGGAAAATAATATAAATTTTTTAATTAATGAAACATTAGCAACCAATAATATTAAAAATATTATTTTAGATGAAGTAATTAATAGATATTATATATTAGAAGATTATATTTCAAATTTATTTTATGATTTACATTTTCAAAATCCAAAAGATATTTATATAAAATTAAAAATATATTTGAATAGATTTTATTTAGTGCCAAATAGACAATTAAATTTTGCTGAATATTACATGCCTTATAAATATACTGATGCAATTCAAACAAGTTATAATAATGATTTATATAATACATATTTAATTAATGAAACTACTAAATATCCTAATTTAAATAAATTAACTGGTAAACTATCAACAAATGAAATGGATAATTTAACACCCGTTAATTTAGAAAATATTTATGCAAATATAGCAGATGATGTATTAACTATATCATTTAAATTAACAATATTAAATAGTGCCATTAAATCATTTATTATTTTTTGGAGGAATTTAGTTGTAGATAGATTATATAAAAAATTTATAGACAATTACAGTAGAATACAATCAAATCCAAAATTGTTAGATTCACCTAAACGTAATTTAACATATTATTTTACATTTAATCCAGGTAATATGATAACAAGTGATGAAATAAAAAACTCTTGGGTTAAAATGTTTTATAAGAATAGTTGGTTGGGGACTGCATGTATTGATAATAATGCTTTTTTAAAATTTAAAGAAAATATGTATGATGTAGAAATATATACATTAGGTGCTACAGGCGCAACAGGTTCAACCAACGTAAACACAACTGATTTTAAAAATATTAATCAAAATAAAGATTTTAATCATTTAGAAATAACAAATACATATGATTATATTTATTATAATTCTGTTGAAAAAACAGATAATTATAATAGAAATAATTTATTAGATGTAATATCTGATTCAACCACTAAAAAATTATATATTAGATATGATAATTTTTATGATGATAAAACAACTATAGTATTATCTTATAAAAAATATGTTTCAACGGGAACAACATGGCCTCAAGGAATTATATGGCCTCCAGGACCAACCGGCGCAACTGGACCAAATTTGATAATCGGACTAACAGAAACAACAAAAATATTATCTTCAGGTTTTATACCATTATCATTTAATACAATTACTTTTGAAATGAAAATGAATGAATTAAATGTAAATAGTATTTATTTAGTATTTACATTAAATGATATACCTACTTTTTCAAATGGTGATACTATAAAATTAACAGCTTATTATTCAACACATGTTCCATTATTAAATTTTTATAAAACAGGTATTATAAAACCGTATATTAAAACAAATAAATATGTATTATTATCAAAAACATCTGACAATCAATTAAATATTTGTAATATAACAAAATCAAGAGTATTACTTGAAACAGAATATTATGATTCTATTACATTTGATAATATAAATTCTAAAATGATCAATAAAAAATTAAAAGTATTAGTAATTAATTATTTAAATAATAGTTTAATTGTAAAACCAGCTAATTTTTTTACTTTAACACTCAAGACTGCACAACCAATATTATTAGGAACATATTTATATGCAATTTCTTATTATACATTAACTGATGAATCTGATTTAAGTGATTATATATCTATTACAATTACAGCATCTGCATATATAGAAATTGGAAATATACCTATTTCTGATAATAAAAATATTATTGGACGGAAAATATATAGAACTAAAGCTAATTCTACTACATTTTATTTATTAACTAAAATAAATGATAATATTAAAACTAGTTTAATAGATACTGTGTATGATAATGAATTAGGTATTGAATATATATCAGATAATACTACTAAATTAAATACACTTGCAAATATTACAACAAATGTTAGCAAACAAATTGTAAATATTGATGTGCGAACTAGATCCACGACTATTGCAGCAGTTAAACCTAATCCAGACGTCCCAGGTGATACAGGTACGGCTGAATACATTGCTATAAATCGTATTTATTATTTGAGAGATAGTTTTGGAAAACCAATAAATATAGTATCTGGTAATTACAATAATATTTATGAAATTTATATTGAAGAATATGATTTTCCTTATAAAATATATAATATTGGGATATCTAGTGCAACTGGGACTACAGGGACTACTGGGGCAACTGGGGCAACAGGCACTACAGGTACTATTGATATATATACTATTAATAATAAAGGTCAAATAGAAATACCTTCATTTATATTTAACTCATTAACGCCAAAACATCATTATTTAGTTAATAAATATAATTATATGGATAATGTTAAATTAGTGCCAAATTATAATAATTATACTGAACTAATAAATCCTACAATAAGTCTCTCACTCGGCACTGCAGTGTCATTAAGTATTGGGAAATATATATACAAAATATCATTATATAGTTCTATTACAAATGAAGAAACAAATATATTATACACTTCAACTAATATAACTATTGCTGAAAAACAGTTTGTTTCTATAATTATAACAACATTAATTAATAATAAAGAGTTTGATTGTTGGCGTATTTATCGTAGTAAAGTTATGAATCCAGTTATTATAAATCCAAGCATGTATTTATTAACAACTGTAAATAGTATATTTAGTAATTCATTTACTGATAATGTTCCTGATACTCTTTTAACCCAATTATATACTACTCCATATTTTTCTATTACAAAACCAATTAATACATCCTTAATAAATAGACCTCATAATATATTATTTATTACATCAACTACAGATGATGTAGTATCAATGAAAGGTAATTATAAATATCAAATAACTTATCGAGGAATTTATAAGGATGGTACAACAGAAGAAACAACTGCATGTACATCTGTATTTTATACAAATGCTAATAATACATCAATCCGTTTAGTATTACCGATATCAACTAATCGTAATGTCACACATATTGGTATATATAGGAGCACAAAAATACCAGATAATATATTAGGTAATACTTTATTATTAGATAATTATAAGTGTTATTTAATTACTTATTTGGATATTTCTAATAAATATGGACAATCTACTATTCCTTATTTTGATTCAACATTAGATACTAATTTATTATTAACAAAAGTGCCGCCTGTAATAAACAGACCGTTTAATATAATATATATTAAACCTGGACCAACTACTATAAATACAATGAAAGGTAATTATAAATATCAAATAACTTATTATAAAACTGATAATGAAGGGTCAACAAAACCTACTACTACTGTATGCGACCCTGTATTTTATACAAATATTAATAATACATCAATTAGTTTAATATTAGATATACCGCCAGTTCGTGATGTAACAAGAATTTATATATATAGAAGTAAAAAAATACCAGACGGAACACCTGATAATATTATATTATCTGATAGTTACAAATGTTATTTACTTGATTATATATTTTATACATATGGACAAACAAATCTACCATATTCAGATACTAAATTAGATAGTGATTTAGATAGTGAATTAAAACCGGGTGAAGTTATTCCAATAACTAATATATATAATATTTTAGAAATACCGTTAAATAATATAGCACCTAATTTAAATGATTTTATATCACATTCTACAGATTATAAATACATAAATGATAAAAATATATCAGATTTAAATGATTTTATATTTAATGAGTCATTTATAATGCTAGCTAATACAATAGGTGCTACCGAAACAACTGGTGTTACCGGAACAACTGGCAATACTGGCAATACTGGCAATACTGGCAATACTGGCAATACTGGCAATACTGGTAATACTGGCAATACTGGCAATACTGGTAATACTGGCAACATAAGTGATATTAATAAAATTACAAATGATTTGATTTATACAAATCCTATATTATATTTTTATAATATTAATTTTAAAATAAATAGTAATTCAGTTATTACACTCAATAAAAATAAAATAACATATATAACACCATTAAGCACCCAACAATTTTTTATAAAACCATCTAATGAAAAATATTATAATATTAATAAAAATAATTATATAATTAGTGAAATTACTGATGCAAATATTAGCCAAAAAACATTTAATCCTGCATTTGATGAATTTAATACACCTAACTCAATATTAAATAATAATTATTATTATACATTAATAGATAAGTTAATAGAAATATATGATAATACTATTTTAACTAATACAGATTATACTACAATTATAAAATTAATTAATTCAATTAATAATAAATATGTTGACACATTTACAAAATTATTAAATACAAATAATGATTATTATGGATTCTTATCAAAAAAAATATTATCTAATAGTCCTTTAGTTAATAAATATTTGAATTTATTCAAGTATGACAATTATATGCTACCTACTAGTTTAAATAATTATTCTCATTCTGAGTTTGTATGGTATTTATCTAATAATTTAAGATTGTATGATTATGATATAAATTATGAAAAAGGTGCATTAAATATTATAACATATTCAAATACAATAAAGAATACATTAAAAATATTATCACCTATTTTTAAAACATATATGTCGCGTAATAGATTATCAGATAATGTAATTTTATATCTAACTAATGTATCTAATTTATTTATAAATCATTCGGAATATATTAGTAAAAATATTGATTATTTAAATTTATCAAATCCTAATAATTATAAAAATGATTATTTATCAATAAGTAATATTAATCAAAATATTAATAATCAATACTATGATTATCCTACTACAAATACAACAACTATTACTACATTACATCCTATTATTGATTCAAATATATATAAAATAAATATTACAGACCAAAATAAGAATATATGTACTATTAATACATTTACATCAATAGATTCTTATAATATATCTACTACTGATTATACTGATAATAAATTAGAAGATAAATATATAAATACCGAATTATTAATTAATGATACAAATACTACCAATAATGTTAAATTTAATTATTATGGTCTTTCTAGTATAAATTCAACTAGTGATTTTATTTTTAATGATACATATATTGCTACTAATGGTTCAACACAATTATTTAAATTTGATGATGGAAATATATATATTGCTACTGCGGATACAACATCAAGATATAAATTCACAACTACACCAAGTGATTGCACTGTAGTAAATCCGTATAAAGTAATAATGACAAATGCACAAAGTAGTATCAAAACTTTAACATTACCATATGATCCAATAAATGGCGGTTCAAAACTATTATTTGTATATAAAATTTATTTATTATTTGAAACAATACCAATAATTAATATGACTACAAGACATTTTATTATAGGTACTAAAAAATATGATGGTTATTTAGAAGATACTAGTATTGCTGAAGAAAAATATTTATATTTAATTTCTAATATAAATATTGGACCAGAATTATATTTTAAATATCTTACATATCTAACAACACCAGGTGATATGGGAACAATTAGTGTTGTACCTGCAATTATTAAAAAAATATATATTGTTAATTTTAAGAAAGTCACACATTATTTACCATATTCAGAGTATAGTGATATTGATATGGAAAATAATATATTTAAATATAATAATATTTTTTATAGTTTTACAGATGTATTAAAAATAGATATAAGTCCATATAATTTATACCCAGATAATACTGGTATAAAAATCCCTTATTTGTATTTTGTATTGAATCCTGACGATGTAGGAAAATATGGCGCAGTTTATGGAAATGCTACAAATCCTAATGCGGCAGGTTTTAAGGTGGATATAACAGTATATAAAAATATAAGTTATGAATTATTACCTAGTATGAATATAATTAATTATTATGGTTATTCTAATTATGAAGTATCAGATTATACAAAAGTAATATTAGATACGAATGATAAACATTTTATATTATTGGTTGATTTAGTATTAAATAAGCATTTTATGATGAGAAAAGAAAATATTAAAATATATAATATACCAAAAGGGAATTATCATACATGGATTTTACCACAAGATACCTTACGTTTAATTCCTTACAATGTTAATTATGAGATTGATACAAATCATAATATAACTAATTTAGAATCAAATAAAATACCAGAATATTCATACTATATGGTTATTGATGGTTATTTTAGTGCAATATATTATTATGAAACAGGAACGAATATTAACACAGGTGCTACAGGTAATACTAATAATGTAATATCATATTATAATAATATACAAAGTAAAAGTTATAATAAAATATATTTAATTGATAATACATTATTTAATATTAATAATAAACAATTAATTAAATCATATAAAATTACAAAAGGATATGAAAATTATATAACAAAATCAATCATTAGAGATAAAACATATACAGGATCAACCGGATCAACCGGATCAACCGGATCAACAGGATCAACAGGATCAACTGACACAACAAAATCAATTACACTAACAGAACTAACAGAACTAACAGAACTAACAGAACTAACAGAACTAACAGAACTAACAGAACTAACAGAACTAACAGAACTAACAGAACTAACAGAACTAACAGAACTAACAGAACTAACAACGAGGTCTGTACTAATCGGCCCAACCTGTTGCACTTGTTGTGCTTGTTGCACCGGTGATACTGGTTGCACCGGTGATACTGGTTGTACAGGTTGCACTGGTTGTGCTTGTTGCGCGGGTGATACTGGTTGTGCTTGTTGCGCGGGTGATACTGGTTGTGCTTGTTGCGCGGGTGATACTGGTTGCACAGGTTGCACAGGTTGCACAGGTTGCACTGGTTGTGCTTGTTGCGCGGGTGATACTGGTTGCACAGGTTGCACAGGTTGCATAGGTTGCACAGGTTGCACAGGTTGCATAGGTTGCACAGGTTGCACAGGTTGCACAGGTTGTACTGGACCTACTGGACTTACTGGACTTACTGGACCTACTGGACCTACTGGACCTACTGCACCAACAGGACCATCTGGAGATACTGGAGAACCTATATATATTATTCCAGTAGAGGCTGTTAATTATTCAAAAGTATATGATTTTGATACATTATTAAATTATTCTTATAAGTCTGATTTTTCTCATGAAGTATTTGATATTAGTAGTTATGATAATGATATAACAAAATTAAATTTTTCAAATATAATACAAATACAACTTATATTACAATCCAAAACAAATTCTGCTGTAAAATTATTAATTCCATTAATTTTAAAAAAATATACACCCGGAGTACCTACACTACCTACAATACAGTTCGAATATTTTAAAAATCCTGGAACTAGTACTGAAACAATTATTTATTCAACATCATATGTTCTAGTATATAAAGATTTCTTTTTTACATCACTCGTTTTAGGAACAATAGAATACACTAAACCAATTATATCAATGGAAAATGATATTATATTAACATTAATAAGCGCTACAACTGGTGCTACTGGTACAATAACTTATAAATATAATATAAAATTAGAGGACTCAAATGACTCTTCATTTTTTAGAATTCAAATGTATAAATTACGGACAGATTCACCAAATGAACCTAGTTTTGAAATATATTTTTGGGTAATATTTAGTGATATACGAGAAAACGATCATAATAATATTAATATTAAAATATTTCAAGAATATGGAAAAGCCTTAAGTTATTTATCATTTGCACAACCACTTTATACAGATATTAATGGTAATATTACAATTCCTAATATTTTAACAAAACATACGCTACTAAACTCATCCGATGTGTTTATTGCAGATGGAAATAATTTAAAATTAAATATATTACCAAATGATATTAAACAAATATGTTATAAATATTATTCTGATACACGACATATAGATACTATTAATTATAATCATGAAATATTACCATTAGATTATAATAGTATATTAAATATTAAACCACCAGTTTTATTATATGCAAATAGCACAAGTAATATATGGCCTATTAATGAGACAACTTATCCACATGATAATATACAAACACTATTTGATACAGCTGCGTTTTTTATATTTACAACAACTGATTTATTAAATGGTGAAAATAAGTATTATATAGTACCTAAAACAGCAGCATATGATGATACAAATATATATTCATTAAAAAATATAAATAATATTTCACCAACATTATCAACTTATTTTTCATTACAAAATTCATTTTTTGTTAAAAATAATATATGTTTGATACCAATTAGTGAGTCATTATATACAATTTCAATTTATGATAAATTATATATGGAACAAGATGAAATTATTTGTATTGACTCTAACTTTTTTATTGTTAAGGGATTAAACCATTTTAATAATACATATGAATTAGAACCTATTAGACAATATGATAATAATATATTTGGAACTAATTTACAATATACAAATATAGGGTATTATACTTATGGAGTATATACAAAAAAAATAAATAAAGAATTACCTAATTTTACTAAACAAAATATAATTAAATTTAATTTATCTGCAAATATAAAATTATATGATGTTTATTTATATAATAATATATTACAAATAAGAACAAACGAAACATTAAATAGTAATACATTATATGGTAATTTTAATGAATCATGTTTAACTGTTAAATTATTATATTGCAAGACTAAATTTTATTTATTTGATAATTTTGTTAAATTAAAAATTTATGACAAGATATTATATAATTATATTGATGGTGCTACTGGTGCTACTGGTGCTACTGGTGCTACTGGTGCTACAGATGCTAATACTCAAAAAACATTAATATTAAATATTATAAATATAAGAGACAATGAAATAATATTTGATTTAACAAATATAACTCTTCCAACATTTGAAGATCATAGTTTTTATTCTTTTATTTTACCATATCAACCTTTTGAAAGTATATATATTGAATATGAAACAACTAGCACAGATTATATTATTATTAAAAATTTAAAATTACAAAATAATATAACACTATTAATACCATATAGTGGCAATACAGGTGCTACGGGAAGTTCTATAGATTCTGGGAAATTTAATATGTATAATACTTTTGTTTTATCTACTAATGAAATGTATATTCATACACCAATTAATAATTTTATTACAGTTGATAACAAAAAATATATATGGTGTTTATTATGGTATAATAACTATACAGCAAATTTTAACAATCCTATGAAAATACCATCATTATTTACTAGTCCTATTTTTAATCAAAAAAATAATTTAACAAATACATTTCCAATTATATTAAATGTAACATATGAAAATAATAGTGGATACCCTCGTTTTAAAATAAATACTTTTAAAATAAATAATTTAAATACAAATATTATAAATGGATTTACTTTTTTTTATAATCAATCAGTCAAAGTATTTGGTTTATATAATTATATATTAAAAGTTGAATTAATTATAGATATTTATTACATTTATTTAAGAACAAGTATTCCATATGGTAGTGCATATGATAATAAAATAACAAATATGATTATATCACCATCTAATATTAATGAAACAGATTTATATTATTTAACTAAATTTAGATATAATTATGGTATTCAATCACTAGATTATAACATAGCTGTAAATACAGAAATTGAAGTTATTAGAGCTGCATTAAAAAATGATCAATTAATTTTTATTCAAAAAACAATAAATAATAATAAAATTATATTTAAATATGGATATTCACAAGCACAAAATGAAGCGAGTAATAATATAAGTTCTGATACATATACTAATATATATTTTTATAATTATCGAATGATAAATGCTGATGGAACTATAAATAATTTTGATACATTAGCAGGTACATATTTTTTACTGTGTGAAAAAAATACTAATGATGTTCAAAGAATTCATTTATGTAAAATTAAAGAAGGAAATAAAATTAAATTATATACTAAAGCAGAATCAATATCATCTAATTCACTAACATTAAGTAAATTAATATGGCTTAAAATTAATGAAAATGGGACATTTTTATATGGTAATAATCAAATAGTACAAGTCGTTCCAATTGTATCAAAAAATAATCAACTAATTGAAATAATAATTAAATATCCGATTAAATTTGTAAATGAACAAACTATTATTAATGGTAAATATAAACAAACTATACAATTTATTAATAATATTGTAGATACTAAAATTTATAATACTATTTATTTAGATGAATTATTAACAAAAGAATGTGCAATAATTCTTGAAAATGATACATACAGATTAGAGTCTGATAAATATATTATGCATAATGTAAATATAATATATACAAAAAATATTAATTATTTAGTTAAATCATTACAAGTAAATAAACAATTAAATCAAGATAAGAAATTAAATGATAATTCATTAGAATTTTATATTAATACCAAAATAATAAATACTGAAGATATTGTTCAAAACATATTATTATCTAAAATAACTAAAACAAATCCTGAATATAAACATAAATTATTAGATGATACACATTTAAATTTAAGTAGCACTGAAATATATAAAATTCAAGATGCTTATTTATCAATAAAAAGTTTTAATAATAATGATAATACACTTATAACAGTTGATAATATTGATAATGATAATTTAGAAATTATAAATGATTATACACAAGTTCAACTATTTACAAATTATGAAATAGATATAAGTAATATTTTTAATCCATCATATTTATATACTGATGTATATCAATTAAAACATGATTTATTAAAAAACAGTAGTATTGATGGTATAACACTATATGGATATTTAAAACCATGGAAAGAGTGGAGTTTATTATGTTCATCTAATTATACTAATAGATTAAATAATTTATTAAATAGAGTATATATAAAATATAATAATGGTAAAGCAGATGTAATTATACCATCACCTGCAGATATAAATAATTATAGTTATCTTACTAACAATGAAATAGATACATTAAAACAATTTTTAATTATAATGAATAGTAATTCAATTTATAATAATAATTATACTACAATGAAAGATACTATTGAGCCATGTATATTTACATATATTGAATTATGGTTATCTCAACCTGATTTCTTTTTAGATGTAACAAATAATATTAATCAAGTATTAACAAACTTTACTCAAGTATTACAAAACTTTAATGCAAATACAAATATTATTTTTGATGGGAATAATATAATATTTGATAATGATCCAAATCCACCATATATCACAATTAACGGAGAAAAAGAAATAGTATATTCTTTATCATATGAATATTATTATAATAAAAACAATAATACTGTTTATAGAACATCATCAACATTTAATAATATAATAAGTGAATGTGCAAAATGGATTAATAAAAATTATAGTAATAATGATAATAATAATTTAGGTATATCTGTAAATAAATTATTAAGATATTTACGAATATTAGGCGATGAATTTATTAAGTTATATAATAATTTTACTGACCCATTAACTGACACACCTGATTTCTTTTATAATTCTCCTTTAAAATTTATTATTGCTAGATTATGGGAAAAATATTCAAATACTGAAAATTTAAGTAAATTAGATAAAGAATTTACAGATAATTTAACTATTATTTCTCAATTTGAAATAAAGAAAAATAAAGCATATTCTTATTTACAATTTGATGAATCAATAAATATATCTTATTACGGATTATTAAATTATGCAAGAGCACTTGATTGGGCTACAAATGGGGTTAGTGATGTTAATATAAATGATGTTATAATGTTAGAACCATATGGAAATAATATTGTTAATGTTGTCAATACACTACAAATTAATCCTATTTATAAATATAAATTAAATGTTAATAATGAAATAAATGTTAATAGTACTTATTCATTTGACTTTTTATTTGGTAATAATTTATCTAATCAAATTAAAATTTCCAATATTGAAATTTATCCTGATGAGATTAATTTTGAATCTGATTATAATATTAAACCAACTGACTTTTTTGTTTTAATTCAGGAAACAAAATATAATATTATCAAGACAAGATTTTTAGGTTATTTATATAATATAACATTTAATGTTGATACAAATTTAATTGAACAATTATGTTTTCAAGGGTCTGATTTATTAATTATAAATAATATATCAAATAGAATAACAGTATTATTACCAATTGATAATATTATAACAAATAATAATTTACCATTTGAATTTAAAAATAAAACATATGTAAAAAGTTTGAATTTTATAAATAATAATGTATGGACAATTATATTTAATCAAGCATTAACATATTTTAAACCGCTATATACTTTTATTGAAATTATGGGTTCAAATTATTTATTAACACTTGTTAATGGTAATACATATACAATTAATACTACAGATAAATTAATAAATACAGAAACATCATTAACAGTTATTACTTTAATAGTCCCATCTAATGTTGAAAATAAATTTCAAGTATTATATGAATATCAATTAGACCCACCGTTTAATGATACTGGTTATAAACCAATTGAAAATAATTTAATAGTTCCTTTAGAATTTAAAATATCACCAATAAATGTAGAGACAAAAATTATAGAAACAATATCACCCTTATATATTTTTTCATATGGTGATAATAAATTAGTTTTTTATTATAGATATATTGATAATACTAAATATAATTTAAGTAATTATACATCATCAATTATTCATTATAAACGTATTAATCAAGATATATGTAATAAAGTAATATCAGTCGCAAAAGCAAATGAATATAAATATTATACAGATAATATATATAGTGTATGTTTGAATACTACATGCGGTAGTTATGATTCCTCTAATAATATATTTGATGTAAATGGCACATTAATATCAACTAATATAACTAATCTAACATCAAATGTTTATCAATTAGATAATAATACTTACTTTATAACAAATAATAAAATAACTAATTTATTAAATACTGGATTTATACAAAAAAATGAATGGGAATTTTTACCAAATATTGGCAAAGTGTTATTACCCGGTTATTATACTTATGATAATATTAGTAATCAATTTATTATAATATTTCCATCAGATTTTATTTTATTATTATCAAGTAATGTATATTATAGTGTATCAAATATATCAGTTACTAAAAATGATTTTATAGTATCTGATAATAAATTAATAATAATAATTGATAATTTAAATGCAGGTGCTACCGGTAATACTGGTCCTACTGATCCTACTGGTAATACTGGTAATACTGGTCCTATTGGGCCTATTAAATTTTGCCAATATTTTGTTAATAATATAGGAACTTTATTTAAACCAGTATTAAATCAAAAACATATATTACAATTTGAATATCCATATCAATACAGTCCTCCTACTAATTTTTATTATCTACCTTATTCAAAAGATGGGAATAAATTTGATGAGCATTTATATTTAATTAAAATTGATTCACATACTGGACCTAGCGGACCTAGTGGAGATAGTGGTTCTAGTGGTCCTACTGGCAATACAGGTCCTACTGGTTCAGTATATGGATTTTTACAAAGTGTAGAAAATTCTACATTAACATTATTATATAATGGTAATAGAATAGTTACTAAAATATTTGATAAATTATATACAAAAATTGATAATTTATATAACACATATTATGTTGTGTCATCATCGGCAATAATACCATTTTATAATAATTATACATATTATATTGATTCAAAATATGAGATTAATAGTGTAATGTCAATTGAAAAATATCAAAACTCATTTCAATATGCAGAATTTTATAAACAAACAGAATTAAGTAAAATAGAGTTATTTATGAATGAAGAAATTAATGAATATAATATAAATAATAATGGTATTCCAATACCATCGTCTAAATTTTATTTAGTATCTTATAATAAATTAAGTTTAACTAATATATTTTACAATGATAAATTTATACAAAATGAACAAATGAAACAAAAAATTACTGTATCTTATAATAACACTCAAACAATTGTTGTTCCTGATTGGGGTAATAATTATACAAAGTTTTTTTCAAGTATAAATTTATATTTTAATGATCAATTAATGGAAGAACTAAATGAAAATATATTTAATATAGATAAATATTTATATTCAACAGAAGAAAAACGTAATCAATTATATATTTTATGTAAAATAAGATTAATAGATAATAAATGGGTATTATATATTCCTTTAATATTTTGGTATGCTAATAATCCAGGATTGGCTATTCCAACAATTGCAATGCCTAATATTGAAATTAGATTACAATATATTTTAAATGATTTATTATATATATTATCAAATGATTTAGCAAATGCAACATATGAATTTACTAAAAAACCAGAAGTAAAATGTACATTAATAACTGATTATATTTTATTAGATACTATTGAAAGGAAACTATTTGGAACATATAGTCATGAATATATAATTGAACGCTATAAAACTTTCCCAATAATATATATTAATAAAACAAATGTTGTATTAAATAAACAATTTAATGGATTGATTAAAGATATATATTTGATTACAAATCCTATTAATAATGATAAAACATATTATTCAGAAATAATTACTAAATATGATACAAGATATGACCAGTATATTAATGCTTATAATTATTATTTAGATTTAATTAAAAATGGAATTTATACATCAGAAGAACAGAAAAAATATGCGGTTGATATTGAAATAATTAAAACTAATATGATTTTAATTAATAAATATTTAGCAACTGAAAATAAAATTGATAAAGCTGAATTTGATCAAATAAATAGAATTATTAATACATATAATAAATGGGCAATATGGGATAGTAATTATAATTTATTAAAATATATATTATATTTTGAAAATAAATATTTAATAGCACTTAATAATAATCAAAAAGAATATACATTATGTTTATATTTAACATATATGTTTTCAACTAAAGTTAGTATCAAAGAAATATCTCCAATAGAATCTATGGTTTTTAAAGCTAATGGAGCTGACTTATTTGCAGAACGCGATTATTCATATTTTACAAATGTGGTCCCTTATCAAAAATTTAATAATTCTTTATCAACTGGATATTATGTTTATACATTTTCATTATATCCATTAGATAAACAATATTCAGGACATTTAAATTTTACTAATTTTGATGATATTGTAATTAAAATTACATCTAATTCACTTGTATTATCTGAACAATATAAATTATCTACTATAATAAAAGAATACAATATATTAAGAGTTATGAGTGGATTAGCTAGTTTAGCTTGGATATAAAATTAGATACTAAATTGTAAACCACCAATACCATTTTTTGTTTTAAATATATTATATTGAATACCATAAGCTCTACAAACTGCAGTATTTTGATAATTAATTATTTTATTCATTTTAATTTGTAGATATGCATCATCTATTTTGCTAAAATTTAATGAACCAGATGGTTGTAGTTCTAATGGGTTTAAAGCAAATGAGTAAAAATAAATACCATTTTGAATACTATTTAATTTATGTTTATATTTTTGTAAATAGGTATAAATTTCTGATGAATTTGAATTAATACGATTTATTGAATTAATAACAATTGTATTTTTATTAATTGTGTTTTCTTCTAATAATGTATATGGATATGTCGTATAATTAAAATGATCATTTAAATTTATATTTGATGATAATATAATTCTCCATACTAAAAATTTTATAGGATTTGTTAATGATAATTTATATGCAATATTAGTAGAATATATTATTTGATCTGGTAATGTTTGTATTACGGGTATTAAATATTCATTTTCATTATTTATAAAATTAAATCTTTCAAAATTATCAAGATATATATAATTAATTAATAAATAAGATGTTATTAATGAAGGTTTATTAAATTTAAAATAATCTTCATCAGTTACAACAACCGTATTAGGTTTAATATTAATAATAAAATTAGTTGTTTCACCTATTAATGCTAATGTAGAGTCATTTAATATTGTTGGAATAATAAATTTTCCTTTAATTTGATTATAATATAAATTATAATTAATAGGGTCAAAATAAACAAATTCACCTATTATTTTAGTATTTTGATAATTTTGATAAAAATATTCACCTACTTTAAATAAACAAAAATTATTAGTAACTGTTATAAAATGACTAGGAGATATTCTATAACATTTATCTATATCATTAAAATCAACATGTATTTTCACATCATTATGTGTTAATGCAATTAAAGGTAATGCTAAACCTGTATCTAAACAAAACCAAAAAGATAATGGTATGTGTAATTTAGTCATTAGTTTTGTTTGTGAAAAATCTATATTTGTTGATATATTTCCTATCATTTTATTATAACCATTTTTATGACCAATACTGGTTGTGATTTCATGCCATATATTTAACCAATCACCATAATGACGATCAATAATAGAACCACCTATTTCTATTTCTATAAAATTTATTAATGCTAAACCTATTTTATTAACCCATGCGAATTGTTTATTAATACTACTTGTGCTTTCTAATTGAATATATGGTAATTCAACATATAAATAAATCATTCCTGCTAAATCTGCATTTTTTGCAACTGTTACTGTACATTTCCTTCCAAAATCGGGTATTGTTTTAAAATACTGAGGCGTTGGCTCAATAGAATAATTAGTATGTCTTCTATATGCTATTTTAAAAAAGGTAATTTCAGGTTGTGCAGATAAGTATATATTTTCTTTGCCTACTGATACAAGTAATAAAAGACCTACTCCCATTATACCAATAATGAGAAAATCCGTCTTTATATTATTTAATTTAATATAAAAATATATTGAGTTAAATAATATTTTAATAAGTTTATCTTAATCATTTTGAGTTTGGCTTACAGCCTTGACTTTATTTTAGTTTGTCTAAAACCGGGAGGAAGTTCTTCTAAATCAGACAGTTTAGGAAATGTTAATTCCTCTAACTGAGAACATATAGTAGCAAGCGCGTATACTTTACCTGTTTTAGTTGCTCCATCTGCATTAGTTGCACAATAGGTTTTAAATTTATCATGTGTTGCATCAACTAACTTTTCTAATTGCTCTAAATTAAGCTCTATTTTCCCAATAAAATCTTTATATGAAGGGTCTATAAGGGGTAAATAAGCTTTAAATTCGCTAAAAAATAAAATAAATTTATATACATAAAATGCGGTGTGTGTCAAAAATATTTCTAACCGTCTTATTTTTGCAAGTTCTTCCTTTATTTTATTCTGATTATGCATATCTAATTTTATACCTCTTGCATCTAGTGCATTAATATATAAATTAAATGATTGCATTAAAATACCACTAATTCTTGTATCTAGGTTTTTTATATGCTCTTTTAGTTTTGTCATTGCATTATAGTGTTCATAGCTATGTAAATCATAATCTGGATTTCCGCCGTGCTGACTGTGAAAATATTTTGTTCTTGTGCTTGGTCCTAGTAGTGGCGCTTTAAGTAAATTAATCTCAGTTTGCAGTACATGTAATTCTTCTTTTAATAGTTTCTTTATCTCGTCTGCACGCTCATTTACTGCATCAGTAATAAGGTTAGTTTTATATATTACTCCAGTCTCATTTAATAGATCTGTAGGTTGTCGTAGCTCCTCTGGTAGTGTGTCTCTTGTGCTCGGTTGAAGTTTCATTGCCAATATTTTATCACCTCTCTTAGTCGCAGCGTTCGGTTGTTTCTGTGGCCCTGTATAATTACTATTTAATATAGCAGGATGTTTATTAATCTCCTCAACCGCAACTCTTAGCAATGCAACTACTTGAGGCGGTATTTCAAAGCCTTGCCGTTTTACCCACGTATCTACATCTTCTAGCTCTTTAAGAACACCTTTCTCTATTATTTTAAACTGATATTTTTCTAAACTTATAAATACAGTATAAAAATTTGCATTATGTCTAAAGTTGGTTAGATCTTCCCTCCAAAAATTTGGGCTTTCTAACCTTGCCTTACACGCAGCTGTATCTTTTCCTAAAATACACGAATTAAGAAAAGTATAACACTCAATATCAGTGTCAAATTTAAACCCCATACTAGAACACGTTTCCTTTCTACTAACATTACTAACTTTTTTACCTGTTGTAAGATCTGTAACCGTTATATTGCCATTAATTCTTTCATATTTATGCTTATTATCACCACTTTTTATACCATGATCAGCAGCTATCTTTGCTAGACTTGTAGGTGCTTCTGGTTCAATTTTACTCTCTTGTTTTTTAATTTTTTTATCTACTTCTTTATATAATTTCTGTAGTCGATTCTCAAAAAACTCCTCTACATGTTCTGTTTCAAAATCTAATTTATTTGCATAAGTAGTTATATATCCGACATTGGGAGGCTGATTGCATTGTTTTAATGTTTCATACATTTTGGTTGTAGGTAGTGATTCAATTAGATCTTCAGAGCTGTCTCCTGAGTCGTCTATAGTGATTTCAAACTTCTGTGTTGTAAGCTTTTTTAATGTTGTTATAACTTCATTATTTATATCTCTAATTATTTTATCAAGTTTATCGGTATTTCCAGTACCTGTGGTTGCTAGCTGCTTCAATTGTGCTATAAAGGGTTGTACTTTTAAATCAATCTCCTGCTTTATCGATAGAGTACTGTCGCCTACCAATTTACCCGCAGCAGTTAAAAGTTTGGCTGCATCACCTGCAGCAGCTGCTGCAGCCTGTGCCGCAGTTAGCTCGAGCATTTTAGCCTGTAGTTCATCGGAAGTAGTCTTACCTAACGCTTTTTCGGCGGCTAGCTCCGCCATCAATGTGTTTACATCTTTTTGTAATCTAGCTATCTCTGCGTCCAATTTGCTTGTGTCTGCTTTTACAGCCTCCTCTAAAGGAACATCCGCCACCACCACCGGCGGCACCCCCTCTGCCTTTGCTGCCTCTGCTGCCTTTTGCCCCATCTGCTGCGTCTCTGCTGCCTTTGCCTCAGCCGCTGCCTTTGCCGCTGCTGCCTCAGCTGCTGCCTTTGCTGCTTCTGCCTCAGCTGCTGCATTTGTCGCATCATCACCCGCCGGCAACTCATCATCATCATCACCATCATCATCACCAGCACCAGCACCAGGATTCTCATTAATAAATTCATTAATTGGTGCGATTACTCTGTTTACTATCGCGGATAGTAACTTAATAGTTTTCATTACAGCCTCCTGTTCTGTGCCTGTATCTATTAGTTTATCTGCGTATGCAATCTTATATTTATCATAAGTTTCTATTGAAGACAGCATATCTATCAACATCTTTGTTTTTCCCATCATAGACGTAGAAATCGCCGGGTTTGCCGAATACAGATCCTTAATCAGCTTCAGTAGTTCGCTATCTTGCTCATTTATATTTGTATAAAACATCTTTAGTGCTTCTATATAATTACCATAGTTCTGCTCAAGATCAATTCTGGCATCTCTAACATCATCGGTTATAGTAGCATTATAAAGACCTGTTTGAAAATTTGTTAGATATGTCTGTAACATTGTTAAATTCTCCTTATACATTTTTGCCAGTGTTGGACTTAACGCACCACCTTTTTGTATATTATAATATTTTTGTTTAAGGTTAAGGTTAAAAGATCCATTTAGTGCAGGTGTCCGTACAAGTAATGTTTTTTTGTTGTATATTTTCCCAGGCGCAAATAATCTTATTAGCATCTCATCTGATGAAATAAACTGTCCTTTAGTTGCAGTGTGCCACTGTTTAGGTTTATCTAATATGGAAACATCCATAAGAGCCCCACTAGGGCTAGTAGGATCTGGCTGAGTAATAACTAAAGTTTTTAAAAATGTTCGAACAACGGCAACTGCGAATAGATATTCATATGGATCTTTTTTTTCTTCTTTGTCTTTAAGCGTTTTAATAAAATCTAAAGCTATCTTGTTGGTGCCTTCGCTTATAATCTGACCATCAAGCCTGTCAAATAATTGACAAAAAAACCCGATCCATGCCTGGTATAATTCGGAGTCTTCACGCATTGATGCAGGTATTAATAAAAATCTTATATTTCCAGTGTATTCTATTTCATAATTTATTAGTTTTTTAATATCGTACGTTTTACCAGAAACGGGATGGGCAGCAATTCTATTTATCAATGTGGTCACCTGTCTAGGGATAATATCTTCTTCATATAGAGTTGTGCGTATATTTGTTGGGATATATGGAATATTTATACCTTTGTGTCTATTCACTTCCTCGCGTAAATGAGCAATAAAATAGGCTATTCTGGTATCTTCTTTATTATCATGTCTAAAGAAAGGTATAAATTTAGTATTAGCCTTAATACCTCTCGCGTTACTTTGTTGTGAATTAAGATTTCTATTTGATATTTTATTCATTTTATATATATATAATAATAGAAAAAAATTAATTAAATTTTTTTAAATATTTTTATAAATTTATATCTTAATTTATTATATATAATAAATGAAAAAAGTATTTTTAGGAATAATTATACTAATAATTGGATTTATATTATATAATAATATGTATCAAATAACAGAAAAATTTAATGAAAATAATAAAATAATAAAAGTATTTAATTTTAATACTTCTTGGTGTGGTTGGTCTAAAAAGTTTCAACCAGAGTGGGATGCATTTACAAAATTAATTATAGATAATAAATTAACTTATATACATACACATAATATAAAATGCGATGATGATAAAAATTCAAATAAATGTAAAGAATATAATGTTCCTGGATATCCATATATAGTTATTGAAAAAATAACAGGTTCTAATGTTCAACGAATTATTTATGAAAATGAGCGAACAGCAGATAGTTTATTATCATATATAAAAGAATTATAGTATTATTTTAATTGTTTAGAAATTTTTAAAAGTTCAGTATAAAATTCTAATTCTTTCATTCTATTTTTATCAATACCGGTATAACCTAATAATGCACCATACCAAAACCCACCAATTGCTCCAGTAGAATCATTATCGCCGGGATGTATTGATACTAATGTTAAAAAACTATCAAAACTAAATAATATATTATTCATATCTAAATTACTACTACCAGGAGTTGTCATTGACATTAATAAACAATCATATGCATATATACATACATCTAAACCAGATGCACCTATTTTACCCCAATTAAAATCTTTTAAATCTTTCAAACTGTATCCTTTTAAAGTCATTTCTTTAATTTTTTTATCAGGATAAAATCCTAATAAAAAATCAATTCTATCTAAAATAAAAATACAATTTTCTAATGTATTTTTAAATTTAATTTTATTAATTCTAAGTTCTTTATATCTTTTCCAATATCCCATATATGTATCTAAATCATTTATATTATGCCCTGCTTCAGTAGGATAATATTTATGAATTATTTTCTTATTATATAATGCAATTAACTCATCACACCATAACCATGGGTCAATATTATTAATTGCAAACGCTGTAAATAATGCAGTAACCATTCCTCCTAAAAACCCTACATAATAATTATGTGTTAATCTTGATGATAAAATTGATTGTTCAATAACTTTTTCAATATTATTAGACCATTTAATACCAATTGGACCAGTTCTAATTGCAGCACCATTACCTCCCATTGATGAATTAACTTCTATATTTTTTAATTTATAACCTTTCTCTAATTTACTAATACTTTTTAATGTCATAATTCCACTAACTCGTTTGCCATTCTTTAATAATTCATAATATTTAATAAATGATTTAATATAATTTTCCTCACCGCCTCCTTTTGAGATGGCCTCGGCAATAGCTAATATTAATATAGTATCATCTGATGCAATCCATTGTTTAACATTAATATTAGATGCTCCCCCTAATATAAAAAAATGTTGAACCATCGTATTTAACATATTAATATATTCACGTATATCAAATACTTTATAGTGATAATTAAATTCCCAAATAGAATTATTAAAACCAATCGTTTCAAAATAAGAAGAAAGCATTAATGCAGCTTCTATTTTTTCTTGTAATTGAACCATATTATTATATAATATAAAACTATTTAAACTAAATTTTATTTTATATAATAATAAATGTCTATAGATTTTAATACATTAAAGTATAATTTATATACAATATTAAATGTTCCAAATGATGCTGATAATGTAACAATAAAAACAAAATTTATGAAAATTATTAAAAATTTTCACCCAGATAAAAATACAGAATTAGAAGAAGAAATTTATTATCATATTATATTAGCAAATCAAGTTTTATTAAATAAAGAATCACGTAAAAATTATGATTTATTTTTAGATCCTAATATAAATACTTTTAATGATTTGAAAGAATCATTTAATAAAATGAATAAAGACATGAATACTGCACCAAGTAATTCTAATTCAATAAAAGAATTTACAGATAAATGTGAGTTATTAAATAAAAAACATAATGCTGTATTAGACACATCAAAATTAGATAATCAAGTAGTAATGGAACGTTTAGAAAAAATTAAACAAGAACGTAATAATATTAAAATTGTAAAAGAAGATATTAAAGATGATAAAGATTTTAATAATAAATTTAATAATAATAAAATAGATGGTAAATTTAAAGACCAAATTATAGAATATAATCCATCATCAGATTTAGCAACATATATAAGTCATAATAATTATACAAATATAGAAGATATTGATAAATTATATATAGAAGATACAATACAATCTACTGATTTTTCTAGTTTAAATCGTGCATTTTTATTACATCCAACAACATTAGATATTGATGATAAAAAATCATTAGATGATAAAATGAAAGAATATAAAAAACAATCTAATATAATTATAAAAAAAATCTAAACAATTATATAAAATTCTAAATAATTATATAAAATTCTAAATAGTTATATATAATGAATACTAAATGGAATTTAGAATTAGAATGGAATTTAGAATTAGATAAATATTATATTGGTATGTGTAAATTAAGTCCATCATATAAAAAGATAATTAGAAATAATCCTCATTGTAGTGAATTTTTTTGTACATTAAATACATGTATAAATATAACAGAATGTAGTAAATATTTAATTCAAAATAAAATATTTAAACCAAATCCATTTTTTATAAAACGTGAAAAACAATTATTAGATAAAGAAATTAATGACCCAAAAAATACAAAAAAATGTGAGGTAAATGGTTATTTATATGATTTCATTCCTAGAACATTTAATCCTAATGAGAAAACTTATGTTGATAAATATGTTTATGAATTAGATAAATATAAAACAATAGAAAATTTTTATAAACAGAAATTTATATATAAATTAAAATATAGTCCTTATGTTATGGAATATGGAACAATCTATCCAAAACCAAAATCAGTAATTCATTGGGGTCAATTAAAATTATTTTTAACAACATTACAATTTTTAATTACCTATATTAAACCGAATGATCCACTTATAAATATAATATATGTTGGTTCAGCACCTGGTTATAATATAGAAATATTAGCAGACATGTTTCCTAATACAAGATGGTATTTAGTTGATCCTGCAGTACATTACTCAAAATTATATAAACATAAACAAATAATTGAAATTAAAACTGAATTTTTTACAACAAACCTAGCAAATTATTATTATAATTTATTTAAAAATAAGTCCAGTAAATTATATTTTATTTCAGATATACGAGTGAGTCCTAATGATGAGTCAGTTATAAAAGACAATGATATAAATATAGTATGGCATAAAATAATAAAACCAGATTACAGTTTTTTGAAATTTAGATGTCCTTATGATGGTGAATATTATGATTATTATAAAGGGGATGTTTATCTTCAACCTTATTCTAATGTATCATCAACAGAATCTAGATTAGTATTAAAAAAAAAATTAGAAAAAAAAAAATATAATATTAATGAATATCAAGGTAAATTTTTATATTTTAATCGCATTATAAGACCTGCATATCATAAACAAACAATTAAACAAAATAAAGAGTTTGATCATTGTTATGATTGCACATTTTTTAGTAAAATTATAAATGAATATTTTAATAAATTTAATTTATTTGCTAAAAATGCATTTCCAAACCAATTTAGCGATATAACAACAAGTTCTGATAATGAATTACCAGATGTATTATCAACAATGTATTTCATTAAAAACAAATTAGGTGAAACAACAAAAGACATAATAAAATATACTAATATACAAATAAGACACAACATTAAATAAGATTACAAATTAAAGAATATGATAAAGGAGTCACTAAAAGAAACCTGTTAGGCATATAAATATAATTATTATTATAAAATAATAATTAAATTAGTCTAATTTATATGATGGTTTAATATCATTAAAAAATAACACATATTTAATCTCTAAAAACTGCAATATAATGATTACTACCACCATTTTGTTTATTTGATTTCCATTTAATTTTTAGATTAGTTTTTTCATTAAATTCGCCACAATCATTTATTAAATCTTTTAACATGTTAATATCTGTTTTATAGACTTCTTTATATTTTCTATATTGATATATTTTAGCATATGATTTTATACATCTTTCAATTTCATCAATGTCATCTGTTTCATATACATAAAGTGGAACAATATCATCTTTTTTATCTCCATTATATTGCTTTAATCTTTGTTTGAGATTTTTTGTTTTACCCACTTTATAATGTCCCAGACCATCTGGTGTTTCTAATATATATATTACACCTTTTGATGGATTTATTTTAGGTTTTTGATTATTTTCAAGTGTTTTAATTTTATCTTCCAATCCTTTTATTATATATTCTTTATATTGATCTATAACTTGTTCTAATTCATAATAATATTCACGAACTTGTATTGCCTTTTTAGTTCTGCTTTGCATAGCCATTATTTTGAAGCATTTCGGTGTTAATAAAATTGTTTCTTTCGGTTTTCCTTTCAATCCATTGCTTTTACCTTTTATTATTTTGTAATCAATTTTTTTTTTATAAGAATATAATAATGTTTCTTTCAAATCACTTTTATTTGTATTCATCCATTTTGCAACATTTTCTAAATTAATTGCAAAATTATATTTATTATTAGGATCATATAATCCAAAAAAATCATCTGGATCAGTTATATTATTTAGATTATATAACTCAAAAAACTCATTCATAAAATTATAATTTATGGATAAATTATTATCTTTGATATAATTGATTAAATTATCTTTAAATAAACTGTTATTTATATTATCATTATTTGTTAAATTATTTATTTCCATTTTATGTTTCTCAATTAGTCTGTTTTCTGTATTATATGTATAAATTTTATTTTTTATAAAACCTTGAGTGTTTTCATTTATATAATCTAAAATTAATTTTGTTTTTTCCTCTTTACACCATAAATATATATTACACATATCTTTATTTTTCATTATTCTATTTGCACGACACATCCGCTGTATTATATTTATTATATTATTATTTGGTTGTGTTATAAATACTGAATCACATTCAGATATATTTATTCCTTCATCTAATATATGCACATTTATTATTATTGCTATATTTTTTGAATCTTTAAAATTATTTATTATTTTTTCTCTTATTGTTTTCTTTGTATTATAGTCTATCTGCCAATAATCCACGTGAACACCTAATAATTTCCCCATCCAACTTAATATTTCCATCATATTATTTGCATAATTGATACTTGTCATATAACATATACACTTTCTATCACCGTTGAATAATATACTTTTCAACATAAAATATGCTTTTTTTATTATTTTCTCATTAATATTATTATTACATGATATCTTTAATAATTCTACAAATTTCTCATAATTTTCATTTTTATCTGGAATATAAATAGTAAAATCACAAATATATTTATTATTTATAGCATCTGTCCAACTATAATTATATATATCAGTTATATTCATAAAATTCATTAATGGTGTTGCAGATATAAATATTTTATCATAAGTATTATTTATTATTTTATACATATCATAGTCTCTATCTATTTTATCATTATCAATACCAATAATTGATATTCTATCGATGTGTTTTCTGATGTATTTAATTATTTTCAAAAATATATTGCTTTCAATTACAT